GTTGGGGTTTTAGATATGTGACAATAGCTTTTGTTTGGGAAAAGAAAACAAAGACAGGAAAAACAGTAGCTAATCTTGGTGCATGGACAATGAAAAACTATGAAATATGTTTGTTTGGAACTAAAGGCTCAATGCTTAAATACAAGCAAGTAAATAACATATATCAAAAAGTAGAAGCAGAACGCACCAAGCATAGCAAGAAACCCAAAGAGGTAAGAAATCGAATTGAATTATTGTTTGGAGACTTACCAAGAATAGAGTTATTTGCTAGAGAAAAAACAGATGGTTGGGACGTATGGGGAAATGAAGTCTAATGCCAATTAACAGTAGAACAAAAGGTGCAGCATTTGAAAGGGTTATTTGTAAGAAGATAAACACTTATCTTGCATCTAAAGGTAGTAGAGAGACTGTTAAAAGGAACTTAGACCAGTATCAAACAAAAGGTATGGCTGATATCTACTGGGGAAACCTAGCCATTGAATGTAAAAGATATAAAGGTAATGGCAAAAGTGACATATTTAAAAACGACTGGTGGAATCAAGCAGTCGATAGTGCTAACGATAACCTGATACCAGTATTAATTTATAAGTATGACAGAAGAAAGATTATGTGTGTCATACCCTTATGCCTTATGGAAAGTGGTTACAAGAAGAATTGGGAGCAATACTACATGTGTCCACTAGCAGAAGTTTGTGAGAGGTTAGATGAGGTCATACAAAAGGCAAATGGACTTATATAGTTATTTGCTTGAAGAAGATTTTGAACAATATTGCAGATTGGCATTTGAGAGGATACAAACTGCATGTGATTTCCTTGGCATTATAAATGACGAGGATTATGAGGGTTTTAAGGAAAGGTGTTACACCCAACTTGAAACTGATTATATAAATAGTATTGATATAACAATACATTAACCATATAGGAGTATTTATGGATATATTAGGTGGAATGCAAAATTCCGAAGAAAAACCGCAAATTTATTTTGGCTTTAAAACATTAGGTCAACAATTCTTTGCAAATGGAGACACACCAGTTGAGTTTAAATACTTACAACTTGATATTGATACGTTCAAATCAGGTTGGGGTAGATATACGAAGGCTGATGGCTTTGAATATAAATGGGATGCAAAGTTTGGTGTTGTTGATGCTAAACCTGCTGATGATTGGAAAAGAGCTTTTTCTTGTTGGGTAATGCCAAATGGTGGCCACGCTATGTTATGGCAAAGGTTTACTTTTGCTGAATCTAGTGCTTTTAACAAGATACTAGGCACTTTTTGGCATGAAAAGGATGCCAACGTAGGTAAGTTACCAGTAGTTGAATACAAAGGTAGTAAGCCAATACAAGTAGGCATGGGAACTTCATCAGAGTTATCTTTTGAATTTTCTAAGTGGGGTGATCGTGGTTTTAATGTACCTGAGTGGTATGTAGACCCTGATGCACCAGTTAGTGATGATGATGGTTTTGTTTCTCCAAACGAGGGACTAGCTGACTTAGTTAATAAAGCTGAGGAAGATAACAGTGATGTGCCATTCTGATGCAGTCAATTGATTGGCAGAAAATAGCACCTGAAGTTGCAAAGCAATTGCTTGGTGAACCTAGTAGTAGCTCTTCTAAAGAGCTACGCTGGGGTAATAAGCAAAGCAAAGTCCTTACATTAGAATCAGGGACTTGGTATGACTTTGAAGAAGATGTAGGTGGTGGCATCATAGATTTAATTAAACATTTGAATCAAGATATTAATACAGTTTTAAAACAATTTGGTTACGACCAAGCATTGCCCTCTGACTCCTTACTCAGCGTTAGTGGACTCCCCCAAAATAACACTAACAAGGGCAATGCAAGGTCTTTTTCAAAAGTCCAAATGAGGGAACTTCATTCCCAAGCAATAGTTAAGGTGCAATATGCTACTAACTTTTGGGTTATGAGGTTTCCTGATGGTCATCCTATCAAACAAAAGTATGCACCCTTCAGCATGAATCCTGATGGCTCTTGGTCTATGCGAAGACCTGAGGGCTTGTTACCTATTTATTCTACTAATAAGTTTCCTGATAAACCTATCATTGTTAATGAAGGTGAGAAAGCATTGCGTGGATGTGAAGCTATAAGAAAGGATGGAGATGCTTGTACATGGCATGGTGGTGTTAATAGTTGGCAAAAAGCTGACTGGTCACCTATCTATGGAAGGGATGTTTGGATATTTCCTGATAATGATGAAGCTGGTAAGAAGGTTGCTAATGAGATTTCTAGCCACCTAAAACAAAATGGTTGTAGTGTTTTAATCGCTGAACCACCTAAAGAATTTAAAGAAAAAGATGACTTATGGGATGCATACGAATCAGGTTATTTTGCAGACTCTAAATCATTGGAAGATTACATAATAAGCAATACAGCTAAAAGACCAAAAGGAAGTTTATATTTCCAAACAGTAAATGAGATCATGGCCAATATTACTGAGCCTGATTGGTTGGTAGATAGGTGTATAGAACGTGGAACAGTTACTTCTATATTTGGAGCACCCAAGACAGGTAAATCATTTGTAGCTATTGCCATGGGTTGTGCGGTTGCCACAGGCAAAGATTTCTATGGATATGATACTAAACCATCAACTGTACTTTATCTTGCAGGTGAGGGTACTAATGCAGTTGGTAGACGTATAAAAGCATATGAACAGTTCTATGGCATGAACTTAGATAAGAAACCTTTACTTGTATCAAATAGGGGTTCAAGAATAGGTGATGATGAAGAGTTTGCTATCTTGCAACAGGTTTGTAGAGATATAGAAGCTGAGAACAATGGTATAGGTATGATTATCATCGACACCTTGGCTAGAAACTATGGATTAGATGAGAACAGCACTAAAGACATGAATACCTTTATACAGCGTGTAGACATGCTTAAAGAAGAGTTTAATGCTTCTATAGTGATAGTGCATCACACTGGTCATGGCTCTTCAGCAAGGGCAAGAGGAAGCTCTGTATTACCAGCAGCACTTGACTATGAATTTAGGGTTAAAAGAAGTGGTGATGATGAAGCTATGCTTGTATCTGTAGATCAGACACTTGTTAAAGATGGTAGACCAATACAACCTATGAACTTTAAGTTCCATGAAGTAGAAGTCTTTGGATTTAGTAATGTTACTTCAGGTGTATTGAAACTTACACTTGAGTCACCTAGGGAAACCATTATAAAAGGTGCAAGAAAAGAAACGATAGAAGCCATAGAAGCGTATCAAAAAGAAAAAGAGCCTAATGACCCTATTAGCGTTTGGGTTAAGTATTCAATATTATTAGCAAGAATGGATATTAAAGACAGTGCATTGAAAAGTAGGTTAAACGATTTGAAAGCACATGATTTAGTTCATTACAAAGAAGGTTATGGATATCAGTCAAAATCCTTCGATAATGAGGTGTTTTAACATGGTTGGTTTTTTGGTTGGTTTTGGTTGGTTTTGGTTTGGTATTTTTGCCCAAATTAACAAAAAGTTGGTTGGTTTGGTTTGCTTTTCTAAAGCAACCAACCCAAACCACTATGAATTTCACGATTGGAGACCCAACCAATGAAAACATATTTAGACGAATCTTTAGAGACTAAGTTGTGTGAGCTTAGAACTTACGAAGCTGAAAGTTTTGAGAAGTGGGGAAGTAGGAAGAGAATATTTAAGATGTTGGGTGTTGATTTTGAAATTAAGTTTTGCAGAGCAGAAACAATGCTAAGGGACACACTTTACAAAGGTAAGGTTAAAGAAAAGTTAAAGATGGTTGATATGATGCTTAGAGCTTTTGTAGCTCTTAACAAGAAATGTGAAGAGAGTGGTTACATAATGATTCAACCTAATGCTAGGTGTTTTAACTTTGATAAGAAGACTGCTTTAGTTTGTGATACTGATGATGAGAAACCTATCTTACAAAAGATACACAAAAACGAACCTGAGATGATGATATTTAGTATAGAAGAATTATTAAGATGTATACCTGAAGACTTTATGAAGGCTAAAGAATTGCTAAGCAAATTAGATAGGTCAGTAAACTTTAAAAGGATTAATCATGACTAAAATAACTGGCAAAAACATCACTGTTTGGTTTAGTTGTGGTGCTGCTAGTGCTATAGCTGCTAAAAAGACCATAGAACTATATGGTGATGATAATAATATTCGCGTTGTAAACAATCCAATCAAAGAAGAGCATGAGGATAATCAAAGATTTTTAAAAGATATAGAGCAATGGTTAGGTGTTGAAATTGAATTTGCAATCAATCCAAAGTTTCCTGACCAATCTTGCGAAACTGTATGGAGAAAAAGAAAGTATATGGCAGGGAATTTTGGAGCACCTTGTACAACTCATTTAAAGAAAAATGCTAGACAGGTGTGGGAAATTAAAAATCCTACTGATTATATTGTTTTAGGTTTTACTGTTGAAGAGGAAAGAAGAGCTAAAAGATTTAGAGAAAATCAAAGAGACAATCTTCTTACTGTATTAATTGATGAAGGCATAACTAAACAGGGTTGTTTTGATATTTTATTAGAATCTGGAATTAAGCTACCTGAGATATATTCTTTTGGTTATCCCAATGCTAATTGTATTGGTTGTGTAAAAGCTAGTTCACCAACTTATTGGAACTTGGTAAGAAAAACATTCCCCGATGTATTCAAGCAAAGAGCTGAAATGTCTGAAGAATATGGTGCTAATCTTGTTAGATACAAAGGCAAAAGAATACAATTAAAAGAATTGCCAGTAGATGCCAAAGGCAGAGACTTGAAGAGCTATGACTTTGAATGTGGTATTTTTTGTACAAGTGAGAATAACTATGACTAAGTGGCATGGCGGTAAAGGTTCAGGTAGAAGGGTTGAAGATAAAAAGAAGATAGATGCAAATTGGGATGCTATCTTTGGCAAGAAGAAGAAGAGTAGTTGGTTAGATAGATTCTTAGAATGGTCTTTTCAACGACAGGCAAATAAATTATTTAAAAGGAGAAAAAAATGAGTATAGATAAAGTAACGCAACAAGAATGGGATAGACTGGCAGAGATTAAGAATACTAAACACGACCCAGTGTCAGCACCAGCACATTATAATAACGGGTCTATTGAGTGTATTAGTTACATCAAACAACAGTTAGGTGCAGAGTTTCCTAGCTACTTGGAAGGCTCAGCTATCAAGTATATTCACAGACATCGCATGAAGCACAATAATAATATAGAAGACTTGGAAAAAGCTAAATGGTATATTAATAAGTTAATAGAACATTATCAAAACTTATAAATGAAGGTAGACAAGAAGAAACTAAAGGAAATGATTAAGCAAGGGAAGTCATCGCATGATGCAGCTATGTCCTTTGGTTGTAGTCCATCTACCGCTAGAAGAAAAGCTAAAGAGATTGGTTTGAAGTTTAAAGCCAAGTCTTACTGGAGAAAAGGATGAGAGTTAATATCAAATCAAACATCAAAGAAGTGACCAAGGGTTTAAGCTCTATGCAAAAGAAGCAAGTACCCTTTGCAACATCAGTGGCTATCAACAACACACTGTTTGGACTTAGAAAAGAAATGTCTAAACAAACAGAGAAGAAGTTAGATAATCCAACACCATTTACCAAGCGTGGATTCTTGGTAAGCAAATCTAAGAAGACTAACCTTACTGGAACTTTATTTATTAAAGATGATGTGGCTAAGTATCTTAAGTTTCAGATAGATGGTGGGGTCAGGACAAGTAACAAACTAATACCTGTGCCTATAATTAAAAATGCAAAACTTAATAAGTATGGAAATATTATTGGTAAGCGTACTGGTTTAATTAAAAAGAAAACACAATTCTTTGGAGAGATTAGAGGAACTACTGGTGTATGGGAAAGAACTAACAAGGGTAA